TGACTTACCAATGCCTGGATAGGCTAAAAACACTCCCAGTTGGCCTGGAGCGATACCACTTGGAAGGTAGTTATCAAATCCTGGCAAGCCAGTTTTAATACCTGTAATCCCAGCCTCTTCCATTTTACGCAAGTGATCAAAATATGCAGCAGCGGACTCAAAATCAGTAGCATCAATATCTCTAACAGATGATGTATTCTTTTTAAGTTCTGAGGTCTGAGTAATCAGAGAGTCTAAAGCAACTACTGAATTGCCACTTTGTACTTCTCCTGCTGCAGATCGTAATATTGTTTTAAGACTATCGTTTAGGTAGTCTCCTTGTAGTTCTGAAAGGTGATGTTTTGTTGCCCCAATATCTTCAACTACCTCGAAATCTCTAAACTTTTCAATTACTAAGGATAGTGGTGGAACGGAACTGTTTGCCTCAAAATATTTTCTAATGAATGTCCATACATCTAAATGTGTTCGTAAAAGTCCATCAATATTTGCTTGTAGCAAAACGTGAATCTGTTTATCTTTTAAGACTGCATTTAATACCTTTGATTCAATGCTAGCCATTCAGCCACTCCTTTGCCATCAATCTTCTTTCTGCACGTTCTCTATCATCTTCGTCTTTATCTTTTTTAGCCTTAATAATTTTTTCTGCCTGGTATGCAAAAGTATTCCAAGACGGACTCTCAGTAACCTTAAAATAGTATTCTAAAATATCGTAACATCCTTCAATTCCATACGACTGAATAAGAGCATCTGCTGCCCATTGTTCAACGTTAAGATTCATTGATGGCTTTACATCATATCTTTCTTTGTGGTATTTACTATACCTTGAAAGCAAAGCCATTCGGTCTTTGCGGTCTGGCATTACTCAGAGATTTCTGCTTTGGCTTCGTTAATTTTATCAGTTAGTTTATCTTCAACAAACTTGTAAACACGTTCCATTGCTTCGTTAGTTGTCTCTCCATCTTTCTTAGAGTCAACAACTCCAAGATCAAGTCTTAATGATTGGAAGTTTCCAAGATTAAGTGTATAGCCTAAAGTTACAGAAACCTTAGTGTTATCGTTTTCCATTTTACATCCATTCAGTAGTTAGATAGATTCAGACCAGATAGGAATGAAGCGTCCATCTTCAGTTCTCGTATATGTAAGTATACCATCGCCCATTCTCCTAGTCAACTCTTGTTTAGTAGGAGTCATGTTGTTTGTTACAAGGCCATCTTTTCTTGGTTGACCAATATGAATTGATGCCAATATGTCCCTTATTTCCCTTATGTGACTTTCTGAATAATAACATCTTATCTGCCAGCCACGCTTTCCACCTATGCTAGATCCTATTGGTGCTGGAATTGTTCCACGTTTAATAAGAGTAGGAATATACTTTTTATGTCTGTTAATAAGTATAGCAGTTTCTCCAATAGTATATGCCTTTTCTCTTTTCTTTTTAAATTCCGCAATAAAACAAGTTTCAATCCTGTCTTTATTTATATTATAAAGCGCAACAATTCCGTCTGATCTGTTTCTGTGATGCACCTTGACTAAATCATTATTTAAAAACCAAATAGTTTTATTACCTGAAACTATAGCGGACTGATTGTAGTTTTGGCCCTCAATATTTCCTGTTGTAGAATCCATGATCCCTCTTTGCTGCTGTTTGGTGGATGGTAAAATTTTCTTTTACCACAAATTACACAGTATACTTCAATATGTTCTTTTGTACTGTACTGTCTATCAACAAAAACAATACCGCCACATCTTGCACACTTCACTAATTTGGTATTCCAATTGCAAGAACATTAACATCAACAGTTGCCACTCCAGTAGTATCAAATCTTACAAGAAACGAAGCGCTAGTGTTTGACACTTGAGTAATAACCACTGTAACATTTTTTCCAGCATCTGTATTTCCTGTGTTAAAAGGAGTTGCTACTACAATTGGTGGATACTGAAAACTATAATTAACTGTAAATGGAATTTGATTTTCACTGGTAGTAATAGTTTTAGAACTTGCTACGTTTGTTGTAATACCAACAATTCCTGCTCTTCCAGTTGCAACTGTATTACTTTTTCCATTGCTTGCTACAATTTGTGTTACATTTTGAGTCGTTCCAACAATATCGCTTAGTTGATTAACTGTTTCAACCAAAGAATACATATAAGAAACATCTAAAGGTTGCCCTCTTTGTGGTACTGTTAGTTTTGCCATTATTCCTCCATTATATCATTTAACTTAAGGTATTGTAATTGTTCCAGATTCATACAACTTTAATGCTGGAACTACAATTTTAGAAATTCCCTCTGGCTGAATTAAAATTTTTATTGTTGAAGTTGCTGTGTTTGGTATTGTATAAGTAATAACTGCTGGTTGAGATCCTTTATCAGGACTTGCAATTGCAGTACCGTGATAAGAATAATTAGTTGCTGAATTAATTTTAACAAAAATATCATACTTTAATCTTTTAGGCATATATTCTATAACTTCCATATACACCATTCCTTTTTCTGGTGTTCTGCGCTCAGAAACCATTACAGAGTCTGTCCAAGTAACTGAAAAACTTCCTGCTGGAGCAGTGGTTACACCTATCTTAGTTACTGTTGCAGCAACTGTTTCAATTGGTTCTGCGTCTACATAATAAATTGGGGACCATGCAGAGGCTCTGTTAAGATCATCAGAAACAACTCTATATCTAATACTGTGTTTATTAGAATCATTAACTGGTGGCAAATCTTTTTTTAATAATAAAGATTTTTTAATATTTTTATCTTTAGAAATCCATTTGGCATATAAAGTTATATTTGCTGCTGCTGCTGTATAAGTACTTGCTAGTCCTGGGCCATAAAGAGTTCCATAACCGAGAGGATTAGTTGTCCATCCAAGAAAATTATAGCCAGTTTTAATAAGATTTCCAGTATTGCCAAGAATAGTTATGGTGGCTGCTACGCTATAATTGGTTGCATCTACTGGAACTGATCCTGATGTAGGAAAAGATCCATTGTAAGTCACTATCATTATACAACGTTACCAATATCTAAAGACATTCTAAATTCAACATAATTGTTTGTGTTTGGAGATTTTTCAATTGGCTCTGCATTAGCATTTTTAATAACAGAATATCCAACTAGTCCATACAGAGGATTAACAGTACTTATATTATCAAATCTAATTGCATCAAAAGCAATATAATGTGTTGCAACTGCTGCTCCTGAAGTTACTACAGAGGAGTATATTTTAACAGAGGTAATAGATTCCCAAGAAAAGCCTTCTTCTTGAACAAAATCTTGTAATGTTTTTTCAACTACAAAATATCTATTAGTATCAAAATCAATTCCACCTGATCCTTGAACTAAATCAACCAAACATCTTGCATATTTGTTATTACTAATAAACTCTAAAACAATTTTTAAACTACCTGGTTTTAAATGGGCTGCAGCAGCATCTTTGTTTACAAGAGAAAATGCAATTTTAATTTTATCTGATAATGAATTTTGAGATAAATCAATATTAAGTCCATTTTTTATTATGTAATTTTGTCCAGATAGGCCTGTTGTAACATTAGTAACATTTTTAATATCACTGTAATTTCCTTTTACTAAAAGCATATTATTAAAAAATCTACATCTTTCATTTTTTGTATTTCTATATTCTTTGTAGAAAATTCTATTATCTGCTGCTGCTTGAAACACACTGTCTGTTGTTGAAATAATGTTGTCATTATTTGTATCAAGTGCTGAACTTATTGATGGAATTGCTTTTTCTGTAGTGTCAAGATACTTCCATTGCTCTTCTTCTGTAAACAATAATAAACTTCTACTATCAAATCCTGAAGCGGATGGATTTCCTCCTGCAGAGTAAAGACCTATTTCTGTAATTTCATATCTTTCTTGTGTTGGAAGTTCTGCAGTAAATACTATTTTGTTAACACCCTCTTCTTTTACATACCCTCTTGAAGAAATTGGAACCCTAAACATTTCAAAATTTAATACTTCTTTTTCTGAATAGTCTACGGCTCCAGCACCATCTGCTAGTGGTTTTTGACCACAGCCAAAAGCCATATACGATGCATAGGCAGGGGTTGTTCCAAGCAAGTATTTTGCTATAATTTCTTTTCCTTTATTTGTTATCATAACTCATCAACTCCAAGATCTGTTTCATATATTGTACCATTTTGCAGCGTTTCAATTTCAATTTTCTCTCCTGGGTTTAAATTTATGCTTTCTATGACTAAGTTTCCAGTTGAAAAATTAATATAAACATTTGTTCCCGCAGGCCCATTCCCACTATTTGGAATCTTTGTTTCTAACTTTATAGGAAAATTTAAAAAATATTTGTCAGATGTGTTTTGAAGAGCCAAAATACCTTTTGGATCTAAGGCTTTTTGTATTTCTGCCATATTAATAATTGGTTGATAGTTTACGCTATCGGTGTTTAAATTTGCATTGTTTGTAAGTGACAAAAGCATAGTGCCGTTAATTTGTTCAAAATACAACATCTTTAAAAAATCTGCGTCTTCTGCATTTATATCATTTTGAAAATTAACATATTGCGGTGTTGCAATTTTTACTGGTTTTTTTACAGAAGATTCAACGTTTGTTCGTAAACTTGAAGTTGGCGGTATTGGACTAACTGTTGATTTTCCTGCTGTCATATCTAAAAATTCTTGTTGCCAACTTTCTATTTTTTGAGGAGAAGAAGCCATCATTCCTTGTTTGTCATTGGTCATATCTAAAAATTCTTCTTCCCAACCCATATTACACCTCACTCAAATATATAGTCATTTTTGGTCCATCTAATCCTCTTGAATATTCTATATTATAAACAACAAAACGTGAACTAGAAGATGTAACAAGATCTAAGTTGTCATTATTCTTATAGTCAATTGAAACAATATCGCCAAGTTGAATTGTGGTATTTGCAAAAATTTCTAATCCAATTGCTTTTCTTGGAACCATTAATTTATCTACTAGCCATCCCATTAAGTTTTCTGCATCTTCTGTAGTTTGTATATAATCTGTATCTATAGAAAAAGCGCTTTTACCATAATTCATTCTACTTAATTTAACATTATTGTATTTTTCTTTTTCTATATTTGGAGAATAAACCACTACATCTCCGACAAGTTCAGGATCTGAAAAACTTGATTTCTTTTTAAAGTAATCATCTACTGTAAGTTCATTACTGCTATCGCTTGTAAATGCAATACCTTGAATTTTTAAAAAGTTTGAAGTGGTTGTGCTTACATCTAATAAAGTGTCTGTTGCATTAAATATTAAAAATTCTGCTCCATAAGCATTTGCTTGGAAACCAGAAATTGTATATTCTTTTACTTTGTCTGGCGCACTCACCATTTTGGCGTATAGTGCTGGATATGCATTGTCAAATTTAGCATTAATGTATGAACACTCTCTCATAATAGTTCCAAATTCTTCAAAATAAATACTATAAACTGGAGTTGTAAAAGTACTCAAACCAGTTAGGTATGCTTCTTGTAAAATTCCGCTCATTGCATATTTTTTTAATGATTGGTTAGCAGTAATTGGTGTTGATGAAAAAACCTTTCCAACTTGATTGTTTATTACAAAACCAGAGTTTTGTGAGTAATTGTTGGTTAAAGCATAAAAATTTTCAAACATACATTTAGAAGATCCTCTAATAAATAAAGCAGTATTCTGATATACGGGAAGTGGTGAAGTATCATCAACCTGACCAATTAAAACATCATTTACATATAAATAAAATCTTCTTGTATTTTTATTTGCTAAATCTTCATACTCTACTGCTAAATCATATACTGTTGTATATTGTTCATTATGTTTTCTTGATATTCCAGCAAAATCTCCAGAGTCATATTGAATTTGTTCATTAAATGCATTAAACAATAATGTTGGAATAGCATTTGCTTCTCCAGTACCTTGTTCAATTTTATAAAATATAATATTTGAAGTATCTGTAGTTGCCCCATCTAATGCAATAACTTCAAAGTAATATCCATTATTAGTTTCTGGATTAAGAAGAACTGCAAGTCCTCCAGAGTTTCCAGATATGTTAACATTTTGTTCTGGCGAAGTAGAGTTATTTTTATAATATGTCATTCCAGAAAGTGGAACTGCAGTAGAAATTACACTACCACTTTGTGTTTTTAATTCTCCGCCAATGTCACCAATAATACGTATTCTAGTTCCAAAATGTTTAAATACTGCTTTGTCTAGTGTTTTGTAAACATAGGATATGTGATCAATTGGTTTTGGATCTGTTGCAATAAAGTCTTTACCTTTAAAAACAAGTGCTGATGATTGAACCAATCCTTTATTTTTTGCAGGATCTATAGACTGTATAGATGCTCTTTCTGTTTCTGTTAACTGATACTCTGATAAAAATCTTTTAATTACACCATTAACAAATGCTGAATTAGCAACAGTATTTGAAATACCCGCAGAGCCAGCAACAGTAGTTCCTTCAAAGGTGGTGTCTCCAAATAAATATTTAGAGTCCATTAAACAACCTCTACGATTACTAGTGCTA